CAATTAGAGCAGCTATTGAGAATCCAATACTTACAGCATTTTCTGGATTATCACCTTCTGTTCCTGTTTTTTTTGATAACATTACTGCTGCACCAGTTGGAAGTGTTACAGAATATGTACGAGTAAATATTACTTTTGGAATTACAAATGAAGTAACTCTTACTTCCAGCGTTGATACAGCAAGAGGTGCAATTATTATTCGTGTTTATTCTGAAAAAGGTAAAGGACCAGCTAGAAATCAAACTCTTGTCACTACTGCTGTTAATGTCTTAGAGACTTTAAATAATGCTGCAAAAACTAATACAGGTGTTTATTTTAAAACTGGCAATATTGATGGACCAACATTTTCTACAACAGAAAGTCCTCCTTTGTTTGAAGGAAGGATAGATACTTCTTATGTTGCCACTGTCTTAAGCTAAACAAATTACCAAAATCTGCTAACCTATAATTAGGTCTTTCATTTACGTTATGGCAGCTACTTGTTTATCTGGTACCTCTGGTGCTCTTTACTATAAACCTGCTGGTACTATTGGAACTTTTAACTCAAGTGACGTTACTATCGGTACGGAAACAATTACAATTGATCCTTTTTTAAATTTTGAAGTTGGAGATCCTGTAAAGTTTTCTGTTATAAATTCACAGACAGGAGCTTCTGGAACTGGTACTTTACCTGCTGGCTTAAATTCTACGGATACTTTTTTTATTGCTTCATACACTGCTGCTACAGGAGCTTTAACAGTTTCTGCTACTAATGGTGGTTCTGCTTTGGATATTACAGATACAGGAACTGTTGTTTCTCCAAATGCATTTCAAATTGCTTATGGTGATTTTGAAAGTGTTTCGCAAGTTAGGGAATGGACTTTTGAAATTACAAGAGATGAAATTGATGTAACAACAATTGGAGGAACACCAGGTCAGTTTGTTCCATTTAGAAAGTTTATTTCAGGATTTGGAGAAGGATCAGGTTCTGCAACTGTTTATATGACTGATGAAGATACAACTCTTGCAAATAGAATGATTAAAGATGTTTTACAAAGACAGCAAGGAGGAGCTTCATTTAAACTCTATATAGATCAAGTATTTTCTGGTGGTACTGTCAGTGATTCATTAAGTCGTTTTATAAATTTTGAAGCAACATTAACATCTGCTGGATTTAGTGTTAACCCAGATGATCCACAATCAGTGAATGTAGAATTTAAACCTTCTGCACAGCCAACATTTGATCTATCCAAGTCATAGTTATTGATAACTTATATAGAACTGATATAATATAGTAATAAATATATATAATTTATGGCATCAAACAAGACCATGCGAGCGATTGATCGTTTGCGTAAAGCTGCAAATCTTGAAGCAGTAAGAAAAGAAGTCACATTATCTGATGGAACGGTCTTTGAGATGTGGGTTACACCTTTAACTCTTGCGGAAAGGGAAAGAGCTTTGAGAATGGCTAAAACTGATGACACAAATGAGTTTGCTTTACGTTTGTTATTAACAAAAGCACAAGATCAAAGTGGTGAAAAATTATTTCAACTAGGTGAAATTGATGTTTTAAAAAATGAAATTAGAGATTCTGACTTACAAAAATTAATGTTATGCGTTATACAAGAGGATGAAGAGCCTATTGACCCAAAAGATTAAGTGCTGAACTGCGAAAAGATAACTTAATGATGTTGCAGTTTGGTATAGCAAAAGAATTAGGTATGAGTTTATCCGATGTTAGAAAAATGACTCTTGAAGAGGTATTGGGTTGGAGTGCGTATTTTCAAATATTAAACGAAGATCACGAAAAAGAAATGCAAAAGATGAAAAGACGTAGGTAAATATCATATTTTGCTTTAATATATAGAGAATAGTATGTGATAACTTTGTGGCTAATTACGATGCACTGATAAATATAAAGTTAAGCGGTCAGTCTAATAAAGACTTAAAAAGGATAGAAGATGTTGTTGGTAAAATTAATAAACCTATAGTAATTCAAAGTAAAACTGCAAATAGAACTGCAAATAAAACTGCTAAAACTGAAGCACAGATATTAGAGAGCAAAAGAGCACAACAGGACATGATGTCCAAAACTAGAAGAGTTGGTGATTTAGTCCAAAAACAAGTAGATAAAGGACTGAAGATGGGCAGGGCACAAGAAGCAATACAAAAATCTGCCTTAATGAATCAACAGAAAGAATTTGCCGAGTCAGAAAAACTAATAAAAGTTGCTTTAAAGGAATTAAACATACAAAAAGCAATAACTAAGGAAATAGCACAGCAGTCAGTTGAAAGGGGTAAAGTTAGTAAATCCACCGCTTTAAACGTAAAACCATCAGGACCAACTTCTTCTTTAACACGTTTAACAGCAAATACACCTTTAGGTCTAAGAGGTGTAGAGGCTTTTCCTTTGACAAAAGAATTAGGTACGTTTGGGCCAAAATTACCTTTTCTTGGAAAAACTACAGGTTTTGGTAGTTCACCTCTACTAGGAAGTAAAGATTTAGTAGGATCGCCAAAAAATATTTTGGATGTAGCCAAGCAAAATGTTATGCCAGTTAAGGGCACTCCTGACTTGTTTGGATCTCCTAAATATTACGAAGCAGTAAATAAAGAAGCTAAAAAAGTAGCTGCAATGAAAGGTAACGTGTTACCTGTAAGTGGTATGAAGCATATAGTAGGTTCTCCAGAATATTTAAAAGAACAAGCTAGGAAAGCTAAATTACTTAAGGGTGCTTCTACTGGATTTACAGCTACTGAGTACGGTCCACAGAGGCCTGGTATATTTGATCCTGCTAAAGGTGATTTTAGTAGATTAAAAGATAGGCAATCTAGGAATGTTCAAGGCAAACGAACATTTATGAATAATCGTTTTGCTCGTAGAGGATTACCTATGCCTACAAAAGGTTTTGATATGCAGAGTGCATTAATAAGTGGTGCGTTTCCTCTGTTATTTGGTCAAGGTCCAATAGGTGCTGCTGCTGGTTTTGCGGGTGGTGGTATTGGTGGAATGTTTGGTGGTATGGGTGGTTTTGCTGGAGGCATTGCTGCAACTGCTATTGTTCAGCAATTTCAGTCTGCAATAACTGCAATTAGTGAATTAGGTAAAGCACTTGGACCCTTTTCACAAAATACTCAAGCTGTAACAAATGCTCTCGGGTTGCAAGGTTCTGCTCAACAAGCACAGATACAATTAATAGAACAGACTAAAGGCAAAACCGCAGCTTTTAATGCTGCAATGAAATTAATGGCAAATGATATAGGTCAAAGAGGTGTTAATGCTTTACAAAAATTTGGTGAATCATCAAGAATTTTAGGTTCTCAATTTACATTATTAATAACTAAGTTACAAGCTCTTGGGGCAGGTATAGCAAACTTTGTTTTAAGAATAACTGGATTGCAGGATAAGTTAAAAGATACTGATGCAGAAAGAGTTGTTGATGCTGCTGCTTTAAGAGGTAATACAGAAGCTTTAGATTTGCAAAGACGACAAGCTGCTATAACAGCTATGGGTAGTAGAGGAGGGGAAGGTATTAGAAAAAGAAATTTTCAAAATGAATTAGATTTTGAAAGACAAATATTTGCAGCCAAGCAGGAAGGTGTAACACAAGCAAAATTATTAAGCGAAGAATCAACAAATCTATTGACTAAATTACAACAAGAGGTTGATTTAAGAAACAGAGTTGAAGAATTAATGAAAGAAGGCAACAGTAAAACTCTTGCAGAAAAATTAGCAAAAAATGAACAGATATTTGCACAAGATAAAAAAAGAATAGAAGAATTAGTTCAAGGATTACAAAAAGAAATAGATTTCTTGGAACAAAAAGAAAAATTTAGCAAGCAGGATGAAAAGGATTTAGATCGTTTTGTCTCTAAACAAGATGCTATTCTTGATTTACAGGACAAATTTAATAAAGGTTTAATTGATGCAAATGAACTACAAAAACAATTACACACAGAAACATTTAGATTTAGAATATTAAATGAAGAGATAGCTAATATATTGGCTACTAATACTACAAGTGCAATTATGGGTCTTATAGATGGAACCAAGAGCTTAAGTGAATCATTGTCAGGAGTAGCAAGACAACTAGCTTCACTATTTTTAAATAAAGCTTTTGGTGCTATGTTCGGTGGAATATTTCAAGCAGAAGGTGGTTATAACAGAGCAGGTAGTTTTAAAGCTTTTCAATATGGTGGAGTCGTCAGTTCTCCCACTCTTGGAATGATTGGTGAAGGTGGTGAACCAGAATACGTTATCCCGTCCTCCAAAATGGATGGTGCGATGGCTAGATATTCCGCAGGTGCTAGAGGTGGTGCTGTTATTCCAGGGGGTTCTGGTGAGTCTGGTAGTGTCGCAGGTTCTTCTGGTAATACAATCGTTGAATACACTGGCCCTGTCCTTAACTTTAATGGAGATGAATACGTTCCAAAATCTTCTGTTCCGCAGATAATAAGTGCTGCTGCAAAACAAGGTGCTACTTTAGGACAGTCAAAAACATTAAATACTCTCAAAAATTCAAGAAGTTCCAGATCTAAGATAGGTATATGAGTCTTACTGCTATTACTACGTTTATCAAAATTTTTGATAAAAATAATAATGTCGTCAATCGTTTTCAAAACGGGAAGCAAAATCCTGATAACCTTAATGAAAGCAAAATATCAGTTCAGTTTACTGGTGATCTTTTTACTGCTAATTATTTATTTTTAAATTTTATCTATCAAGGTGCTGCTAAAAATAAATCAGGAGATAATTTAGAAGCTGCTTTAATACTTGCTAATAATCAAGTTTCTATGAATCAGGCGCAAGAAGCTGTATTTAATAAATATAGTATTGAGGTTTTTGTTTCAAAAGTTGATCCAATTACTATGACTCCTCAATTAATTTATGGAAATAATTTTTTAACTAGAGATAATTGGTTAGTAACTTCTTTGTCTTATGACTCAGAAACTATTGAAGTAATGTTAAGTAGTTCTATAGATGCTGTTGGTACTACGGCTCCTAATAGAAGGTTAACTTCAGATATCGTTGGAGCACTACCTGTCACAGGAGACATACAAAACAGATGAAACCTGTACATCTCATTGGCATGCCATATCGTTTAGGTGCTGATCCTGTCAAACATGGTGCTGCTGATTGTTTATCTTTAGCTAAAACGGTATTAGCTAGTTATGGAATTAAAACACCAAATCCAACAAGAGATTGGTATAAAAGATTTCGTAAAAGAGAGTATCAAATATTCAAAGAAGAACTTAATAAATGGGGAAAACCAACAGAACAAAGTAAGATAGGTACAGTTGGATTATGTAAATCAAATGAAGGTTTTGGACTTGCTGTTTATTGGGGAGAGGGATGGCTGAGTTGCGGAGAGTCGGAGGTAAGATGGAGTCCTCTAGGATATTTGGAGGTCGTAGAGCGTTATTACCCTATGAAGTCCAACTTTGTGAAGCTTTAGGTATTACAGAAGAAGAGTATTGGCAGTTTATTCATTTAGCTGAATCAGTTAATGGAAAAAGAAGAAAAGAATATGATTTAATTCCAGATATTGTTAATATGCCACCTGCGACTATAGCACCTTTCGTTATTGGTAGTGTAAGTATTGGTTTTTATGGAATGGTTGCAATTGGGGTTGCTTTAACATATATTTCTTCAGCTTTAGCACCAAAACCAAAAGCACCTAAAACTCCTGCAAGTTTACAAACTGAAGGTTCACAAGCATCGAGAAGATTTGCACCTTTATCGAGTTTTAATTCTCTACAAGAACTCGCTACTCTTGGTGAAACTATTCCTTTAATTTTTACTAAAAGAGATAATTCTAAAAATATTGGTGGAGTCAGAGTTAATAGCAAATTGATTTGGTCACAATTAAAAAGCCTTGGTACGTTTCAACAATTAAAAGCTGTTTTTATGCTTTCAAGTGCAAAAATTCCTACTAAACCTGACTTTGAAGGATATGCGATTGGTGATTTACTTTTAAAAAATTATACAAATTCAAAATTAGCTTTGTACTATAAAAGTCAATTAAGCACTAACAATAGATTATTAGAAACAGATAAATATCCAAATGGAACTTTAGCTAGAGAAAAAGATAGAAATAATAATGTTACTAATGATGTATTTAGTGTTGATTGGGATGAAGACAATACTTTTAACAATAAAATCTTTTGTGGAGTAAGAACTCCTACTACTCAAACAAGATTTGGTTGTTACGCTCCAATGCCAAACATGATGAGATTTCAATTGCCTTATGAATTAATCTTGAAAGCAAAAGATGCAAGTAATAAAGATGACATTACAAAAAAAAGAAAAAAAATTGCTAACTATTATCCTAGGTATGCAGGTTTTATGAGGATCAATAATATTGAGGTAGGAGGACGATTGACCTTAAATAAAAATGATGTGGTTCAATATAAAATCGGTCCATTTAATCCAATTAATGATGTTGGTGGAGATTTTAGTCCTTGGGGATTGCAAGATGTTAAAACTGCACTTGATTCTGACAGAGAAAGAATAGACGATAATATTTCAAAAGGAGATTCTTTTTTAATTGGTTCAGCAATAGGAACATGTGCAGATATTGAACCAAATTCATTATGGAGAGAAAATACTTTTAAAAGTTTTAATTTTTTAATTACTGATCTTGGTGCTGACAGTATTTCGCAATTAGACATGCTTGGCAGTAATGAACATTTAAAAGATAGGACAAAAGCTGCGTGGGAAATGAACACGTTACAAAGAGTTTCTATAGCTACTATTTCTAATAATAGAGAGTGTGATGTTACAGAAATAGGTTTAAAGTCAAAAGTATTTAAACAAATTACAGGTTTTCCTAATGTTAATAGTCATCCAGGAGGTTTTAGTTATTCAACTCCAACTGGTACATTAGAAACTTATCAAAACGATAATGGAAATATTACGTTAGGAGCACTAAACAAGTATGTAACAAGATATAGTTTTTTCAGATTACAAGCAAGAAGAGCCAATACTACTGAAGATTTTATAACTATAGATGATGGCAAACCTTTTGCAATTAAAGGTAGGACACCACAGTTTCAATATAATTTTATAAGAATAACTCATCCAAAAGATCAATATGAATTTAGGTTTTTACCATATCCAGGTAATGAAGTTAAGAGAAATTATGTAGATAACTTAAGTCTTGATAAGAAAATACGTTTATTAACTTCAGATGGTACTTTGCAGAGTTTTAATAATAATACATTGGGATTTTCAATAAATTATTCTGGATTTGATGTAAAACTTACAAAAGGTGATGCATCTAATTCTGAATGGTATTTAGGCACTGTTCCTGAACAAACTTCACAAGTAGTAGGTTTAAGTCAAAACAGTGTTGGTAATGTTGGTAGCGGAACTCAAGAATGGACAATACAAGAAGAAACTTTTGATGGTGATAATTTTACACAAATATTTGACCCTGCAGTATCTGAATTACCATTTAGCGATGAAATAATTGTAAATTTTTATTTTGATGATGGTTTTGAAACATTAACTTTTCCAATTAATACTGATATAAGTGAAATGTTTTATACTGTAGGTAGTCAAAGGTATCGTGTTGGAGGATTTGAGGTAAGACGAGAGGATGACGATATAGAATGGTTTGAACATAAAATCATAAGGGAAGCTTTATCACAAACAGGTGCAACTGTTATCAGTACACATGCTAATGTATCTTTATCAACTGCTTCTGGGCCTGGAAGCGGAGCAACAGTTACTATTCAAGGATTTAATACTGGTGGTCATTCATGGTTTTTAACAAATGGAGGAACAGGATATGCAAATAATTCAACGGTAAATATCCCTCAAGCAGGAACTTTCCCTGGTTTAAATGGTGTTCAAGTAATAACTTCAAGTCAAGAGTTTGTTACAGAACCTTGGCCTGACAATGAAATAGGAGATGCTGAAAAGAATAGAAATTTGCTCCCCTATGGTGCGATAGCTGATTTTATTACTTTTGAGGCTGAAAATCCAAGTCACCTAGATCAGCCAGAGCATGAGATTGTTTACATTAATGAGCAGGTTAAACAATATGGTAGTGCAATGCAATATCCAGACTTATCTGTTGCGGGTCTTAGATTAAATAGTGGTAAAGAATTTTCCACTTTTAGTCAGCTTTCTGTTTATTTTAAAGAAGGGTTGCATATAAAAAATCTTATAGATAATTCAATAGGTGCAAGTAATTTATTTCCTGATATTGTTTTTGCTTTATTAACTGATCCTTTAATTGGTGCAGGTGATTTAATTGGTGTTAGATCTGTTGATGAAGAAAGAATGAGAATAGCATCTAAATTTTGTAAAGCAAATGGATTTTTTTGGGATGGTGTAATTGTTGACGAAAAGAATTTAAGAGAATTTATTTTTCAAAATGCTCAATATTGTTTATTAGATTTTACAATATTAGGTGGTAGATTTTCTTTATTTCCCTCTGTTCCTTTTGATCCAAATACTTTTTTAATAGATAAAACTCAGAAACCATTTATAAAAGCTTTATTTACTGATGGTAATACAAAAAATTTACAGATTAGTTTTTTAAGTGCAGAAGAAAGACAAGACTTTAGAGGTTTTGCTACATATAGACATGAAAAAGAAAATGGTTTTCCTGAAGCTAAAGTAATTAGTAGAAGATTAATTACAACATTGGATAGCGATCCAAGAGAAAATTTTGATATGTCTTTATTTTGTACAAGTGAAACTCATGCACAAAAATTTTTAGATTATGCTTTGCAAGTTAGAAATAAAGTAGATCATGGTCTTAGTTTTGACACTACGCCACAAGCAGCGATGCACCTTGGTCCTGGAGATTACATAAGAGTACACTCAGAAGCTAGTCATACAAGTCGTTTTGCTAATGGTGTAATAACACAAGATGGAGAAATACAGTCACAGATTAATGTAACAAATGGAACAAATATAATATTTTGGAAACCAGGTAGTGCTGTTGTGTCTAATCCAACACCTTTACAAATATCTAATGGTAAGGCTTCTAATTTTGATTTACGGGGATGTGTATTTACAGTACCAGATACATCTGCTTCTGATCGTGTTTATAAGATTGAATCTATATCTTACGCAGAAGATGGTTTAATTAATATTTCAGCAAGTCATGCTCCTTTATTTCACTCAAGCAATTCACAATTAGACGGTAGATTAGCAATATTGCAATATAATAATAATGAAATTGTATAATTATGTCATTTCAAACTTTTCAATCTTTTCCTAATATTCAACCAAGTTCTAGAAGTTATACACCAGGATCTTATCCTCAGACAGAATTTATTTCACAGAATGGTGCTAAGAGTGTAATTAGATATGGAAATAAAAAAACAGATGCAAAACTTTCATTGGGCTTTACAAATATTACAGATTTCCAAGCAAATCAGATCTTAGATTTATATGATGCTGTTAATAGAGATTACGACTATATTTTTTTTGGTGATTCAACTGCTTTAGCAGGAATTAATGACACTAATTTACGTAATAAACAAAAAGAAAATGATAACACTGGAATTAAGTTAAGATATAGATTTGATGGTCCCCCTACAGTAACAAGTGTCAGACCTGGCATTTCTAATGTTCAATGTAAATTTGTCGCATGTCTTGATGGGGATTAGAATGAATTTAAAATTTATTTAAAACGATGGCTGGCTACTATTCAGGAAAAGAAGGTGAATTACTGATAAATGGTACAAAAGTTGCCAAAGTCAGGTCATGGTCTTTTACTTTTAATCAAGCGATATTAGAAACTGTATCTTTAGAAGATACTGATAGAACAATTATTCCAGGAATTAGAAGCTATACAGGAAATGCGAGTATTTATTATTATCAAGATTCTGCTGGATCAGGATCTGGCTCTTTAAGTACTCTGATAAATAATGTCATTAAAACAGGTAGTTCTGCTGGTGATGGTAGTAATACAGAAAGTACTACAAATTTTGTGTTTAAATTAAGAATTAAAGATGGATCAAGTAGCGGAAGATTTATACAATTTGCAGCACAACCTACAAGTTTGACAATGAACAATAGTGTAGGAGAAGTAATGGCAGCAGATTTAAATTTTGAAGTTAATGGAGCACCTACTGGCCTTGCATTATAAATGGCTATATATTTTGGATCTACAGGTTTTATAGAATTAAAACGTGATGCGCTAAATGCAGATTTAGCTACATCATTAGATCCTGCTGATATTAATACAACCAAGAAAAGATTTTCTGTAGAAGATGTTGTTGGTTCCTTAATAACAGGAGATCAGATAGAAATTGAAACTGTAGATAAAAGTAATTTAGAGTTATTAACTGGTCATAATTTTCCTGACTTATTGAAATTTATACATATTGATGAAATGGGTGGAATTAAGTTATATAACAGTTTTGCTGCTTCTTTAGCGGGTGAGACTTCAGATGCTCTACCTCTTAGTGTTCCTTCTTCAAAAAAAGATATTTTAATAAGGACAAGAAATTCTTCATTTAAACCACTTGCAAAAATTACAGAATTTGAAATAACTACTACTAGAGATACTGTTGATGTAACAAATTTAGGACAAGAATTTAGACAGCAGTATGAAAATGGACTTATATCAGGGCAAGGAACAATACAAACTATATGGCAACATAGACATTTTCAGTCTGATACAAATGATTTTATTAGTCCAGAATTTCCTGTTTACTTAAGTCAATTATTGGTAAGAATGAAACAGGGTTCAGATTTTGAAGGTAGATTTTATGTATATCATGATCCAGTACAGACTGTAGATAGTGTTTGGTATCAGTCTTCTTGTGTTGTTACGAATGTAGCGATATCAGTTCCTGCAACAGGAGTAGTTGAGGCGAGAATAGAATTTGTTACGAACGGAGAAATAAGATTACATAGTGGAGCACCACCAGCCTTCTTGTTACAGGAAAACAATAATAAGATCTTGCAAGAAGATGGTAATGGTATTTTACTTGAAGATACTTAAATAGAGATTTATGATGTACTTAACGACTATCTAACATGGCAGATCTACAAATTACACAACTAGCTGAATTAGGTTCAGGTAGTTTACAGGCAGCAGATCCTATAGCTGTTGCAGATGTTAGTGCTTCTGAAACAAAAAAAATCACTGCAAAAAATTTAGTACAAGGTGCATTAGGGCTTGTAGATGCTGCATCAATACCAGCTAATGCTTTAAGTTATCCTTTAAGTGCAGGGGAAATTATTACAGCTTCTCTTGCTAACGATGCTGTAACGAATGTAAAGATATTAGATGGAACGATAACAGGTGCAAAATTAGCTAATAACACAATTACAGGAGCACAGATAGCTGCAAATTCAATTACAGCAAATGAGCTTGTAACTGGAATTATAAATGCTTCTTCTATTGCAGATGCAAGTATTACTGAGAATAAATTAGCTGATTTAGCTGTAACAAATGGAAAGATTGCTAATAGCACAATAACTTTTGCAAAAACAAACTTTAGCAATGGTGATATACCTGGAGCAAAATTAACTTCTGGTTCTATTACTTCTACACAGTTAGCTAATGATTCCATAACTGCAAATGAACTTGCTGATAACTCTGTTGATACAGCAGCTATTGTTAATGGTGCAATATCAGGAGTAAAAATTGCTACTGACACAATAGAAGCAGGTAATATTGCTAGTGGTGCCGTCGGTTCATCTGAGCTTGCAAACAATGCGGTTATAAGTGCAGCTATTGCATCAAATGCGATTACGACTGCAAAGGTTACAGATCTAAATATTACAACAAGTAAACTAGCTGATAATGCTGTTACTGCTTTAAAAATTGCAGATAATACTATTACTTCTACACAAATTGCTGCTAATGCTATTGGAGCAAGCGAATTAGCAGATAATTCTGTAGATACTGCTGCTATTTCTAATTCTGCTGTTACTGATGACAAAATATCAGGTGTTTCGGGTACAAAAATTACAGACGGAAGTCTTACGGCAGCTAAATTAAATACATCAAATCTTGATAGATCTTTAAATGTAGCATCTGGTAACTTAGGAATTAATAATGCTGTAACAGGTGGAGCTTCTTCAAGAAATGGTATTACTTATAATAGTGAGGGTCTTATTACAGCCACAGCAGCATTAGTTGCAAGTGATTTACCAGAAGCAACAGCCACTACCATAGGAGCAGTAAGTATTCCTTCTTCAGGTGGTTTAGCTGTTTCAAACTTAGGTGAAGTATCTATAAATAATACAGTTGTTGGTAGAACTCGTTCAGGTATTACATTTAATAATCAAGGATTAATTACTGGTTCGGTAGATCTTACTGGTTCTGATTTACCTGCTGCGACTTCCACTTCAAAAGGTGGTGTTATTATTCCTGCTGCCTCTGCACCTTTAGCTGTAGATGTTAATGGTATTTTATCAATCACAGATAGTGGTGTTACTCCTGGAACTCATATAAAAATTACTGTAGATTCAAAAGGTTTAGTGACTTCAAGTTCAACTCTTGTATCTGCTGATATACCAGATTTACCCACAAGTAAAATCACTTCAGGGACTTTTGGAACGAACATATTAGCTAATGATTCTATAACTATGGATAAGCTTGCAAACTTATCTACTGGTTTCATACAAGAGGCATCACCTGATATTTCTGATTTACCAACAGGTGTTTTTTGGTTACAGGAATCAACAGGACAGTTAAGAATATTTAATGGCAACAGTTTTTTCTCAGTAGGTTTTGGACGATTATCAGAAGAAAACTTAAGGTTCTGCGGTACTTTTGATGCAACAAATGGATTAATTGTTACATTAACTTCTTTTGGAATACAGTCAGGTTTTACTGCTGGTAATGCAATCCCTGCGGGGACGGCTGCTAATACAGGGGCATACTTTGTTTGTCAAACACCTGGAAATGGAACAGCAGTTGTACCAACAGTTACTTTTGATGCTGGTGACTGGTGTTTATGTATGGGTGTCAATGATTGGGATAGAATTGATACTTTATCAGGAGCAGGAAGTGTTAATAATTTAAATGATCTTACTGATGTGAATGTTAACAGCCCTGTCCAAGGTAATTTATTGCAATTTGGATCTACTGGTCAATTTACAAATGTACAAATCCTTGAAGCGGGAACTTTTTAATACGGTAAGATATGAGTATCCCATGTATATGGGTGATTTTATGCTTGTATAAGCTATGGCTTTAAGAATTAAATTAAAAAATAGTGTTGTACAGGACAGAATTCCTACAACATCTGATTTACCTGCTGTTGGAGAGCTTGCAGTAAATGCCAATATCAATAGTATTGGTGGTTTTATGCGAGCCAGTGATAATAGTATTGTAAAAATATTTGGGCCAGGAAGTTTATCTACTCCTTCTGCCAGTAATACAGTTGCAGGTATTTCTGAACTAGCAACTAATGCTGAAACAACTAGTGGAACAGCAACTGACAAGGTTGTAACACCTGCTGGTTTAAATGCTGTAACGGTAGCAGAGAGAACTACTTCTGATAGTACATATCTTGCATTGACTGGTGGGTCGTTATCGGGAGGTTTAACAGTTTCAGGAACAGTAACAGCTACTGCATTAAGTGGAGATGGTTCAGCTTTAACTTCTATTCCTGCTGGAGAACTTACTGGTACAGTAGCTGATGCTCGTATAACAAGTTTGACAGCTTCAAAGCTTACTGGTGCATTACCAGCAATTGATGGATCGGCATTAACAAATTTACCTGCTGGAGGTTTAAGTGATATTGTTAATGACACAACACCAGAGCTAGGTGGTGATTTAGAAACTAATAGTTTCAATATTCTTATTGAGAATGAAAAAGAATTACGTTTATTTGAAAATTCCTCAAATGGTACAAATTATACAAGTCTTAAAGCAGCGTCCTCAATAGCTACGAATACAACATTTACCCTACCAAGTTCAGATGGTTCAGCTAACCAATTTATAAAAACAGATGGTAATGGTAATCTTAGTTTTTCATCAGTCTCCGTTACTCCTACAGCTTTATATGCTTGGGACTCTACAAGTACTCAAGTTCTTTTAGCTAGTAATACTGAAATTAAAATTGGCGGAGCTAGAAAGCTTTCATTTGATAGAGATAGCAGTAACGCTAATACCGTATCGTTTATAGCACCGTCTTCACAACCTAACGATATTACTTTTACGTTGCCCGCAGCAGATGGTAGTAGCGGACAAGTTTTAAAAACAGATGGAAGTGGAGTCTTAAGCTTTACTGATGCAGGATCAGGTTTGGTTGGCAGTTCAAACGAAAAGTTATTTGTTGAAGCAGAAAACCAAATGGATAACAGCTTTACTACGACAGCAAACTTTAACTATGTTGCAGCTAGTCCTATGATTGTTGCTTCTGGTGCTACCCTAACAGTGAGTGCAAACTCCACCATGACCTTTGTTTAAAAGTGGATATATTTATAAATATGATTTACAATAGAAAAAACAGTTTTTAAATATGTCAAAAGTTATTGTTGACGAAATTCAAACTGATACTGCAGATGGAAATGTAAGAATTATTCCTAACGGTACAGGTAAGTTAGAGATTAAGGGTGCGGGTGGAGATGACGCAATGATTCGGTTAAATTGCTCTGCACAAACTCATGGTGTAAAGATAAAATCTCCCAATCATATTGCTGGTCAGTCTTATACAATGATTCTGCCAGATAACAATATTCAGGCTGGTAAGTTTTTGAGAGTAAAAAGCGTTACAGGAACTCCAGCAAATGAAGCAGTAGGACAGTTGGAATATGCAGATGCAGGTGGTGGTGGTGCTTATGATTTTGTAAGCAAAACTTCATTAACATCTACTGCATCTCAAATAGATTTTAACCCTACAGGTGGATTAAGTACTGGTGTTTATAAAATTGTAGGAAAGAAAGTTCTTAGAACTGCAACCTATAAAGTAGAAATTGCACCATTTATAAATGGAGGCAGCAGTGTTGTAACTGGTGGATGGGACTACGTTTATAAAAATTATGGTAATTATTCTCCTTATGTAAATAATTACCTGCAAGACCGATTAGTAATAAATCATGGTGGTACTGTTGTAGCTTACAGTGGGAATGATGGTGGTGAATCATTTGAAATAGACTTTAGTACTGAAAATAACAGTTGGATTAGAGGAATATCTCAAGGTCTAGGATCTCAATTAAACAGGATTGAATTTAGTGGAATATTAAGACACTATAACTATGCACCTGCAACAAATAGAGTATCTGGTTTAAGATTTACTGTTGACAATAGTGGTACTTTTAACGTAGGTACTGAAATGATTCTTTTCAAACTTAAAGAAAGCTAATGAACAAGTATTTAAATGGTGTATTAGTCGCAATGACTGATGCAGAAATCGCAGAATACAATGCAAGTCTTCCAACAGATGCTGAAATTCTTGCTGGAAAATGGCAAGATGTACGAACACATAGAAATTATTTATTAGCAGAATGTGATTGGAGAGCTTTTAGTGATGTTACTCTTTCTGACGAATGGAAAACCTATCGTCAGGCTCTTAGAGATGTCCCAACACAAAACGATCCAGATAATATTACTTGGCCTACAAAACCTAACTAAATTATTATGTCAACAATAAAAGTAGATACCATTCAATCTAGACAACACTCTTCCTCAACAATCAATCTTACTAACACTGGTGCGACTGTTAATGGTGATTGTACAGCTACAACTTTTTTTGGGTCAGTTGACCTTTCTGGTTTACTTAAAGAAGGTGTCAAAATAACTAATGGCAAGTTAAGTGATAATACAAATATTGATTTAGAAAATGGAATGGTGCATTACTTTTTAACTACAGAATCAACTACATCTACACCTAATATTAGATTTAGTAGTTCCGAGACTCTTAACAGTAAGATGTCTTATGGAGAAGTTATATCAGTGACTATTATCACAAATGCTGGTGCTGCTGGTTATTCTGCACAATTATCAATCGATGGCACTACAGGTTTTGGATTAACTCATTGGGTAGGAGGATCTGCACCTTCAGATGGTGGTACAGGTGGTGTTGATATTTACTCTTACACAATAATAAAAATAGGAGATGCTACATTTAAAGCGATTGGAAACCAAAGTAAAACATCATAATTAATGAAGCAAGATTTTTGGACATACAACAAACCTTTGTCAATGACAGGTCTTGGTGGTGGTGCTGCTTCACTGTCTGTTGTATCAAGTGGAGATCCTTATGATGCTGCTCATAGTGGATTTTTTTCAAAAAGTGCTAGTCCTTTAGATTTTGATAACTCATCCTATGATGAGTTTTCATCTTCTGGTACAAGTGGATTATCTGGCAATACGCATGATGCCTACGGATCTGCATTTTTTGATAATTATAGTCAAAAAATATTTGGTAATAACAATTACACTAGTGCTGTTGATCCTTGGATATGGGATTGGAGTAATGGTGGCTCATCCTATACTGGAAACGCTAATTTTTATGCAGTAAGCAGTAATGGCTCTGCTTTTGCAAATTTAGATAATGCCAATAATAGTGATACAGCAGGTGATCCGCACGCTGGCGGTTTCACTGTTGGTTATCTTGGAGATCAAACTCCAGTTTTAGTAGCTGCTGGCAGTTCTAGTAATCGTAGGTTTTATTTTTTTGAATATCCAAGCGGTAATTTTATAGGAAAATGCAATATAACTATTGGTGGGACTAATGGCCCTGAGTCATCTAGTATGCACCAAGCTAAAATAGCTTTTACTGGAACACATATCATAACAATGCGTAGAGGTTCTCACAGCAGTGGTAATGCTTATATGTATGGTTTTCCCATGCCAGCAAGTACATCAAATATAAGTACTGCTTCATCCAACGACATGACAGCAAACTTAAGATGGACAATGGGTTATGACGGTAATTTTCATGGATTAGCTTGGACAGGTGATGGTGTGATTATGGGAACAAATGGTAATAGACAAACTGCTGAATATAGACGATTGACTAACAATGGAATGAATGGTACAAGCACTTTAATAAGGTCATTTGCGTATGGAGAAAATCTTTGGAGTCTGGGAATAGATTATCAAAATAGAAAATTAATATTAGGGGGTTATAACGGTGACAAATATAGAGTTTTTGGAGAGTAAAATTGCTTGTGAGACAATATTTAAAATTAATAGTAAAATTAAACTAAAGCAGTAAATTATTATGTCGACAATAAAAGTAGAAGAAATACAACATCCGTCCAACTCTGATAACGCAGTATCTATAGCATCAGATTCTAGTGTTGCATTAAAACACAGTGGAAATCAGAAATTAGTTACCAGTTCAACAGGTGTAAGTATTGATGGAACGTGTACTGCAACATCATTTAGCGGTTCAGGATTAGGATTACCTGCAACAGGTGGTACGTTTACAGGTTCCGTTGTTTTTGAAGATGCAATAAATGAAAATGTATTTGCTATAACTGATGCTTCTTCTGTTGCTTTAGATCCAGATAACGGAATGGTTCAGACTTGGACATTAGGAGCAAATAGAACTGCAACTGATAGTCTAACCACTGGTCAATCTATGCTTCTTATAGTAACTGCAACTGGTTCTAGTTACACTTTAACTTGGCCTACTATGACATGGAGAGGTGGTTCTGCTCCAGACTTAGGTGGTGCAACACCTACAGCAATCGAATTGTTTAAAGTCGGAAGCACACTTTATGGGGCTACAATAGGAGATTTAGGATGAGATCGCATAGGCTCCGTGCTGCTGCTGGTGGTGGTGGTCTCGATGATTCTGCATATAGTGGATTTTTTACTTCTGGTGCATCACCTATAAGTATTGTCAATACATCTGCTGACTTTTTTGCGGGTAATTCTAATACCACTCATAATGGAAAAGGTGTATTTTACGATCATTCAGAAGGTAAAATATATGCTTCATGGAACACAGCAAGTAGTTACGCATGGAGTAATGGAGGTAGTACATATTCTGGTAATGCAAATCTTTATCAACCAAGTGGTTCTCAAACTGATTTAGCAGGGCATACATCATCAGGAATAGGTAGTACTGGTTCAGATATTACTGTTGCATATTTAGGCGATAATACACCTGTATTTGTTGCAGTTTCAGCTTCTAATGCAAGATTTTATTATTTTAATTACCCATCAGGAACTTATATAGGTTATCAAGATTTTACTACTGGTACATCAAATAATCCTACCAATGCAAATACAAGAGGCGTTTGTTATAGCGGAACTCATTTAATAACATTAAATAATAGTGATTTTGCGTTATATGGTTATGATATACCAGCAAGCACAGCTAGTATTAGTAGTAATACTATAAGTACTACAAGAAAATGGTCTAGTGGTAATAATGCTTCAAATAGCAATGGTTTAGTCTGGACAGGACAAGGAGTAATTCAAGGATATACAAATTCTTATTATCCCATCTCTCATTTCGGTGCTACTGAAATGGTTTTATCTGGAAGTGGTTATACTGGAACACATAGTCAAAATACATGGTATTACATTACAAGCTCAGCTAGTGGAGTTGCTAATTATTCTTTAGGAATGGATTACAAAAATAGAAAGCTTATACTAGGTGGTTATGATAATGATAGGTATGCGGTTTATGGAGAGTAAAATGATTATAATTATTAAAAGTAAAGTTCTTTTAAATTAATTATGAACTACGCAATTATTGATGGCACTACTGTAAAAAGCACTGGTACACTTCAAGAGTTATTTCCTAATACTAGCTTTTCTTCTGCTGGCCCTAACTCAGACTTTTTAACAGCAAACAACGTGGTAGAACTTATAGAAACTCTTAGTTATACAACACCGACACAAAAGCTATCTACAGTAGATGCTTATGTTGATAGTGGTAAGGCTTATACAGTTAAGGTAGAATCTACAACTTCAGATGAACAGACTACTTTAACAAATAATAAATGGGGAGAGGTAAGAATTGAAAGAGAACGTAAGTTAAAAGATACAGATTGGAGAGCTAGCAGCGATCTTACCTTGTCTGATGATTGGAAGACTTATAGACAGGCTTTGCGTGACGTACCAACACAGTCAGATCCATTTAACATTGCATGGCCTACAGAACCTAGTTCGTAAATCTGCATTGCTGATATCAATCTGAACAGATAAAATTTAAAATAATTATATTATTTTTATGTCAAAATTATCTAAGAGATGTGAAGAGCGTAAAGCTGAAGCGCAAGCTTTGGCAGATAAATATAACGCCTTAGATGAACAAGGGAAAAAATTAGATAATGAAAAAGCAAAGATTGATAGTGAAAAATCTCAAATTTTAGGTGAATTTAATATAAAAAATTCACAATATGCAGAATTGTGTGAGCTTGTGAAAGAAGAGGAAGTATCACAAGAAGTCTCAAGCGAAACTGTAGATTGACGCTAAACTGTTATTTAGTAATTTTTTTAATTAAATGCTAAAAAAACTTTTAACACTATCTGCTGCATCTGTAGCACTTAGCGTTCCAGCTTATGCAGGTTTCTACCTAAACCCAGAATTTAATCAAACTAACGTAGGCTCTGATTGGGGTGGTAATGCAATAGACCTTCATATCGGTTACGAAAACAGTGTGGGAGAGCACGGATCGTTCTACCTACAAGGTGGTCCTAGTTTCATCAATCCTTCTGTAGGAGATTCTGATACTAAGCTTTCTGGTAAAGTTGGTGGCGGATATGATTTAAGCGATAAATTAAATGCTTATGGTGAGTTCGCTGTCGTAACAGATGACGTTAATACATACGGAACTAAGGTTGGCTTGAAGTATAGCTTCTAGTCATCATACTTAACGTGACATATAGAGGTGCAATAGCCATTACAGACACAAAGGTTATAATGGTAACAGGCACTAATGCCTTCAAAAATGCATCTCTAATCATGTCAAAAAAATGCTAAATAAATTAAGTTCTATTCTTTCCATCCTATCATTTTTAATTTCATTAACAACTATTGGGGCTGGCTACGCTGGTTACAAATATGTGACAAGTCCAAATTTTGAAAAGATGATGATGGAAAAGATTATGGGTAAAGTATCAGGACTTATGCCAAAAGCTTTAGATAACGCAATGCCTAGCAGCACTGGTATTTCAATCCCTTTTGGTAAATGAACTGTTGGCACTGTAATACAGAATTAATTTGGGGCGGAGATCATAGTGTTGATGAAAACTGTCTTCCACATTTACAGGATCAATATACGATGGTGACAAACCTTTCCTGTCCTAAATGTCATACAGATGTAGAGGTTTATTTACCCACCTATGCCCACGATTAAAGTACCGAAGATAACGATACCAACTGTTGATATTCCTTCTGTTCCTTTTGTCACTGAATTTGTTTTAACAGGTGTGCAACCTGCCTGTGATTTAGTTGATAGAGATCTGAAGATAACTCAAAATCCAACTATAGTTTTTTATAACCGTAAGCAATATGCAACCTGTCCTCAAGGACCGATAACTGCTACTGCACC